GACACTGTTCAACTCTGGGTGCAGGTACACGCTGGCGCCGGGAATGGTTTCGTCGGCGACCAGGGTTTGCAGCCAGTCGTTGATGCGCTTGACCTCCTGATCCATGAAGGACTTGGTGAGGTTCTTGGCCATGGCTTTCTGGCCGGCCTTGACCAGTTTGCGGCTGATGGCATCTTCCAGGCCGACATAGCTGATGAATTTGCCGGTGATGGAACGGTTACCCAGCAACGAAAAGCCGCCGAGGATGGTGCGCGCGTAGTAGCTCACGCCATAACGGTTGAGCAGGTCGCCTTCGGTGGAGGTGTCGAGGATGTTGTACTCGACCACGCGGGAAACGTCCTCGGCGAATGTCACCTGATTACCCGGGCTCTCCCACTGCTTGACCTTGGCCAGCGCGGCGATCGCCAGAGACGACGGCGACAGAAACACGTTTTTCTTCGCCGCCTTGGAGTACACCGACGGCATGTTGTGCACCAGCAGGCAGCGGTCGAAACCCAGGTCGGCGCCGCCCAGTTCGCCGCTATAGGCCACTTGGTCGGCGACGCTGGCATCTTTGCCATCGAGCACGACACGCGCCTTGATGCGCTTGCCGAACGAGGCAAACTCGCCGGCCACGGCCTTGGTGCCAGTGAAGCCGGGGGCGCCGATGATGGTCAGGTCTTCAGGCACGCTGGCGAGTGCGGCCAGGCCCAGTTTGCGCCCGGTGACCGGGTCGTTACCACCGATCACATTGTTGAGCGTATCGGCCGCAGTGGCGCCCTCTTCGACGATCACCACGTAGACCGGCACCTTCACCACTTTGAGAATCTGGTAGACGGCGTGGAACAACGTGCCCGACTCGGCACCGGTGATGTCCAGCAGCGCCTGGGTGGTGAAGCTATTGATGCGAAACGGCGCATTTTTTGGAATCGACGCATGGGCGTTCGGCGCGGTGCCGACCAGACCGATGACGTTATCACCCAGGCCACCCATGGCCTCGGGGGATTCGGTGGCATTGACGGTAATACCGTTGTGCTCGAAGTTCAGAACCTCAGCCATGGTTATTCAGCCTTCTTCGGGGTGGAGTTAAGGACGCTGGTCAGTTCCAGACGGCCAGCGGTGCGCAGGGCGGATGCTTCGACGTCCAGCAGTTCCAGCTCCTGGCCAACGGTGGACCAATGGCCGCCTCCGGTAGGGAATGGGATGAGGACGGTGTAGGTTTGGCGGGTAGGCATAGGTGGGTTTCTCCGGGTTGAGAACGCCAAAGCCCCTTGAGGAGGGGCTTTGGGGAGGCGAAAAAAAACCGCTTTCGCGGTCAGTGTCAGGTTCGGTCAGGCAGTGGATAGAGCGCCTTGATTTCGGCAACCTTGTCACGCCAGGCTTTTTCTTTTTCGGGGGTTTCGTCGTATTGCCACTCGAGAAACAAAGGATCCGCTTCAGTCATGTAGAGCGTACGGCGCGCAGAGATAACACCTTCTAGCTTGGCGCTATATTCAGCTTCGCTGACGAGTTGATCTACAAGGTCTTCGTCAAACCCAAGCGCTTTCAAAACGAGACGGTCCGCAGGGACATTGATAAGCGTCTCACCCGATTCCAACAGCAATTTTTTGATAGACCCGACCATATTCAAACTCCTTTTACTGCGTAGCGCAGATCGTTATCCAATGTGTAAGCCAATCTGCTTTCCGGGTAGGTCTCTCCAAGTTCTGGGGCGGTCATCGCAAACGGCTTAACCTTCCAAGAAATTTCATATTCAGGTGTCACGGCTTGACTCAGCTCCACCTCAGCATCGGAGCGACTGAACTTCACAGGCTCTTCGAAACTCTTGGTGACGATATATGTGAGTCCGCCACGCAAGTAGCAGCCCGATTCCTGCGGAGATGAGACCAGAGTACCGGGTGTCTGGTTAAGCCAGATAGGCTTAAGGCCGGTGACCGGACGTACATACGACAACATACCGAATTGCGCGCGGCGCACGGTCTCTCGATAGGTTTGGGAGATTCGTTTAATGGTAAGAAAGTTTGCATCCCCATTCCACGGAATCCCACAGCCTTCCATCTGCAGGTTCAGACCGGCGACATGGGCTTCAAAATTGTTGTTGAACGGATTAAGGCCTGCGTCCAGTGCGTAGTTCCTGGAAATGATAATCTCCGACATACCTTTTTCATTACCTGGCATCCTCCACCAGACTGGGTAGAAAATATTAGTAGACAGCCCCGTAAGATCTATCGTCTGCGTGTAGGAAGCACGACCGTTGATATCCTTAGCTTGGACGCTATTCCGCCAAGCATTAAACTGAGCTGATGCAGTCTCCACGCGAGCATCAATCTTTCCTATTTGGTTAGTTACTGTTTCGGTAAGTTTATTACATGCATCCACAACTTTCGTGATAGTCGTTTCAATCCCCATCATCAACTCCCTGTCGATTTTGTATTCTCATTACGCTTATGAACTCTACTACTTTGCTTCTAAATGCATGACTCTAAAAATCAAGTCTATGTGGCGAGACATATTTGCCACAGAAGCTGTCGCCATAACTGCGATTTCCTGAGCCAATAGCAGATTGAGGCTCTCACTCCCCACCACAATCACCACGCTATCCCCCGGCAACGGCGAAACATCCAGCGTGAACTTCTGCAGCACCCGAGCCGCCGCCGCTTTATACGTCAGCAACTTGCCTGCGACGGAATACACCGCCAACAGCGTCCCACTGGCGAGATAAAAGCCAAACTCGCCAATTTCATATTCCCCGTCGCCGTCAAACAGCGCGGCCATCCTGAGTTGGTGGTTGCCCAGGTCTTCGTAATCCACGATGGCGACCCGTTGGCGTTCGTCGCGCAAGGCCACTTCGCTGCCGTCCGGGTTGTAGCGGCCGGTGCCGGCGCCAATGTGGGTGATTTCACCTTTCAAACCCTGGTTCTTTGCCTGCAGCACTTCATCCAATCCCTTGGCGGTGAAGCGCACCAGGCGCGTAATGTCATCTGTCATGGCTGCGCCCTGAGGTCGTAGTCGTTAATGGTGTAGTGCAGGGCTGCGCCGGTTTGGGTAAGCCGGGCGCCCAGCACTGTTTCGGGTAGAGCGCCCCGCAGGGAAAACTCACTGTCACTCAACGGCGGGTCGAGCGCGCTGCTGATCGAAAGGCCGCCCAAGGTCTCGTGGACAATGGTGATGGTGGCCTGATCACGCTCGCTCTTGGCCGCGTTGATACGCCGAATCAGCCGGTTGTGGTCACCGCTGGACCAACTGCGCCCCACAATTGCCTGCACGTCAAAGGTGTACGGCAGGCCCAGCGGCCGCTGCTGATACCAGGCGCTGATATTGGGCGTAAAACCCAAAGACTCCACCGCATGGATCAACGCCTTGGGCGTGCCCGCCTGACGCTGGATCTGCCAGGAAAGCCCCACGGTCAGGCGTTTTTCCGTTTCGCTGGCTTGGGTATTCCATTCGCTGACACCCCGGTCGGCGGCCAGGTACGGCAGAAATTCGACGGGGGTTTGCAGCGGGTTCATCAGCGCGGGAAACGGCGGTACGACGCGGTCCAGCAGGGTGCCGAAGCCCAGGTCCAGGGCTTTCTCCAGTGCTGAGCTATTGGCCGGCAACAGGCTCGCTTTGCTTTCACTCATAGCGTGCGCACCTCCACCTCGACACCGGTGCAATAAGGGGCCTGGAAGGCTGTGGTGATGATCGGTTCCAGAGGTTCGAGAATCTGCAACTGCGCCGCGCCCGCACTGTGAATGGCGTAGTCGATCCAACTGGGGTCGACGCGTCCTTCGAGGCGATGGCAGGAGTCGGCGTAGGTTTGCAGCAGGCGTTGAGCCGCCACTTGGGTCAACCCGGAATCCGGCCCGGCGTTGATCTTGGCCACGACGCGGATTTTGTACGGCAGGATCTGCGCACTCTGCACGCTGACCAGATCGGTTTCCGGCCTTACATCCGGCCGTGCGAAATGTCGTCGCACGCCGTCAAGCAATTCGGCGGATGCGCTGCCGTCGCCCTCCCTTGACAGTACCGTGACCATGACTTCGCCTGGAGCGGTGCGCCGCGCATTGCCATCCTTGACTTGGGCCGCGTAGCCGTCCGGGTCGAAGGTGTAGCTGACGGTAACCACGCCGGGAGTGGCGCTCTGCACCTTGACCGACGGCCGTTCACCCAGGGTGAAGACCTCGCGTCGATACTGCATCCGCGAGCCTGCCGCCGGTGCATGGGGTGCCAGGTAGTAGCGCAGACGGGCATCGTCGTCGCTTTCCAGAATAGGTGGTATCGGCGGGAATGCGGCCGGGTCGCCAGGGTCGAGTACTTGGCGCTCCAGCCCCATGTCGGCAAGGCGTGCATCCAAGTTGCTGCCGGTTGCCCACCACGCCAGCATCTGCTTGATACGGGCGTTGTACTTGCGTTCATGGGTTTGCAGGCGCACGCAGAACGCTTCCAGGGCCAGGGTCAATAATTCGCTTTCATTGTCCAGACTGGCCTTGAGTTTGGGCGCGCTTTGCGGCGCACGGGTGGCCACGTAATCGGTGACGAACGCCTTGAATTCCGCCAACAATGGCTCGAACGCCTCCACGGCAATAAGCGCCGGCTCCGCCAGTTGGTTCTGGCCGGGGATCAACATGCTCATGTCACGACCTCGAAGGTTTGTTGACGGTTTTTCCAGGTGCCGGCAAAACGCAGCAACAAACCAGCGCCTTGCCGCGTAGCGACGATGACCTCGGGTTGAAAATCGGCGATGCCATTCTGGGTGTTGTAGAACGCCTGCGCGGCATGGCTCTGGGCGAGGATCAGCAGGTCGTCGCCCAGGTTCTGACCAAGCAGTTGCGGGATCATCGAGCCGTACAGCGGGCGCTTCTGGCGAGTGCCTATGGGAGTGGTCAGCGCTCGGGTGGCGCGCTGTACGAACTGCAGCCAGTCATCCACGGCTGCCCCGGTGTTTCTATCGATTCCGAGCATGGCAAATCCTTATGCGCTGCTGATCACACGGCCCTGGTGATCCACCACCGGGCCACTTAAATGCACCCCGCCGGCATCCAGCCGCAGGCCGGTAGCCCCCAATTGCAGGGCGATGCTGTCGGCCGTCAGCACCAGGCTGGCGGCGCCGACGTGTGCGACGACCTGCTCCCGTGAGCCCGTGACGGTGGTGGGCCCGTTGCGCCAATTGAACAGGTGAGTGGCATCGTCGTAATCGCTTTGCGTCCCGTCCTGATAAAGGCGACGCGTCAACGTCGCCACACGGGAGACAGGCGGAAACTGACTACTGTTGAGGCCGAACAAGGCCACGGACTGCGTCCCCCCTTCTCCACCCGCATAGTTGAGCAGCAGGCATTGCTCGCCCACTGATGGGATGCGGGTTTCCGTCTGAGCACCGGCGCTGGGGTTGAAAAAATGAATGGCCGGGGTGAGCAAATCGCCATGCCGAACCTTGCATGTGTGGCTGGCGGCATCGACTTCCTCACATACGCCAATCCGACAAAAACTGTCGGCACGGCGGTACAGGTCTTCGAGCTGGGCCTCCATTTGCGCCAGCCGCTCGATGATCGGCCCCAGTTGCATGCGTAGTAACGCGTCGAACATGGTCTACTCCTGCAGAGGTCGATATTGATCGGGATCGTCGATATTCGAGACTTCCCAGGTGCAGGCAAACAGCGGTTTACCCGTAGGATCTTCGAGCAGCGGCGGCCCCAGATAGAGCGTTTGGCTGAAGGACACCGTCCAGGTGTCGTAGTCCGTTTCGCTGGAGCCCAGAACGGAGGGCGCTGCCACAATGGCCATGGGCAGGTCGCATTGCTCGGCCGGCAGCCCCCAGCGGTTGTCCAGGGCCAGATCCATCAGTTGGCTGGCCAAGTCGCAGGCGTCAAAGGGCGCCGCGCCGCTGGCAACCGTGACTTTGAGAGACACCGACAAGGCATGCGCCTTACGCCCGTCCAGGGCGCGTATTCCGGGGCCGTTACGCTCCACGCCGATCAAAATGCCACTGGCATCCGTGGCGCCGTTGAAATCCTGGTGATTGCCCACCCGCAGCTGCGGGAACGCCAGCTTGAGCGTTTCTGCGATCGCGATGGGCAGTTGGGAAGGTTTTTCGATAATTGTCATAGGGTCGCGTCCTTGCAGCAATTACTGCTGATCGGGCCGCGAAGTCGGCGTCTGGTTGACCCCGATACGCTTGGCCGCCCAGCGTTCATAAAGACCGATGGCTACGTCGGCCCCCGCCATGGCGGTGAGGCAGCCGATGGCGCCGGCAGTCCAGATCGACATGCCGGCGGCGTAACACAGCATCAGGGCCGAAACCCCGCACACCATGCACGCGCCAGACCTCAAGGCCAGGCGCCGGATCAACGACCAACCGCGGGCGCCCTCCTTGTCGGCGCGCCACATTTCGCCGGATACCCCGCCGATCAAGGCCAGTGCAATCACCAGCCAGATAGGCATTTCCGCTAACGCTTGCTGCTCGTTTGTCATGTCACGCCTCCTGGCTGAGCAATGCCGGCTGAATGCCGGTTTTCCGGGTAAATCCATTTATAGGTAGGCATTCCAAAAAGCCCGGTTGCCCGGGCTTTTCAGTAATGCTGTCCTCGAACCTTCGGCGCTACTGGCGCGGTACGGTTCTTTCCTCAATGTTTTTCCGACCACGATCCCTGTCTGCCGGATAACTGCTTCTGGTGCTTTACGCTGCACACCCGGGTCAGTTGCCAACCCTCTGAACCGTTAAGGCCGGTTCATCGCTGCCTGTTTCTTGTAAAGCGGTGTCACTAAAGAGCGTCGGCATCCTTGCCGGTATTGCCTGGCATCCCTGCCATCGCTGTGATGGCGTCCTTGCCGATGTTGCGTGCCTTCCTTGTCATCCTTGGCAGCATCCTTGCCGCCTCCACCAGGCCTTGTTGGCTGGCTTGAGATGAAGAATATGCATGTATGCATATACAGTCAATGCGTAAATGCATTTATTTTCACTCCGGATATGCCCTTGTGCATTTTTGGCTTGGGGATTCAAGGGGTTACTGGCTTTTTGCAGGCGAAAAAAAACCCGCTGCTTGGCGGGTTTTTTCCTACTGAATTGGGTTAACGCGCGTACATGCCCCACCAGAACACATGGCCGAGGATACTGATCTGCTCGTCCTGGATTTCCTGGAAACTGTAGTCCTCGTCCGGATGCTCGTCGCGGTTGAAGCTGCGCAGACGAATCCCGGATGGCAGGCGATAGAGCTGTTTGACCCGCAACTGGCCATTGTGATTGATGGCATACAGATCGCCATCGACGATATCGCCGATGCCGCTCTTGCCCGCATTGACCCCAACGGTGGCGCCATCGCGCAGCACTGGCAACATACTGTTGCCGCGCACCGTCACACACTTGGCCTGGTCGAATTGCACACCGTTGTGTCGCAAGCTGCGCTTTCCAAAACGCAGGCTGGCTTTCTCGCTTTCCTCGATGACGAATCTTCCTGATCCAGCAGCCAATTCAACCTCGCGCAGAAAGGGGATCGACACCTCATCGTCATTGATAGGGGTGTCGTCGTCCCACAGGCTTATGTCCTTGAGTTCCGAATGCATCGGGTCGCGCCCGTCGTCCCGCGCAGCGCCTACGGCCACGCGCCCGCGCAGTTGGTCGGTGCTCACGCCAAAGTATTCGGCAATGCGGGAGATATGCTTGTCAGACGGATCGACAATCTTGCCGCTGAGGATCCGAGACAGCGTGGACTGAGGCACACCGGTACGCCGGTGAAGCTCCGTGGGGGAGATCCGGTCGCGGTCCAGCAATTCTCTTAATACGATAGAAACGTTGCGTTTTTGCATAACGGCGATAGTGCCGGGTGTTTTGCAGCTTGGCAAATGCTAATTTGCATATTTTATGCACAGGTCGCGCTGTATCAGGCGCAGCGTCTCTGCGTTTTGTACACCGGTTTGCAACCTGCGAAGCGCCGACTTCACATGTTAACCTTGCGGCCATTGCAATAAGCAGGGCCGAGCGCCCCACCTTTGCCCCACTCCTTTCAACGAATTTGCTAACTATCTGATGAGTAAGAACACGTCCGATCTGTCCTCCCACACCCCGATGATGCAGCAGTACTGGCGCTTGAAAAACCAGCACCCTGATCAGTTGATGTTCTACCGCATGGGCGACTTCTACGAGATCTTCTACGAAGACGCGAAGAAGGCTGCCAAGCTGCTGGACATCACGCTGACCGCGCGCGGGCAGTCGGCGGGGCAGTCAATTCCGATGTGTGGGATTCCTTACCACTCCCTCGAAGGCTATCTGGCCAAGCTGGTAAAGCTGGGTGAGTCGGTGGTGATCTGCGAGCAGATCGGCGATCCGGCCACCAGCAAAGGCCCGGTGGAACGTCAGGTGGTGCGCATCATTACGCCGGGTACGGTGAGTGATGAAGCACTGCTGGATGAGCGTCGCGATAACTTGATCGCGGCGGTGCTGGGGGATGAGCGCTTGTTCGGCCTGGCCGTGCTGGATATCACCAGCGGCAATTTCACAGTCCTGGAGATCAAGGGCTGGGAGAACCTGCTGGCAGAGCTGGAGCGCATCAATCCCGTGGAGTTGCTGATCCCGGACGATTGGCCCAAGGACTTGCCGGCGGAAAAACGGCGTGGGACCAAACGTCGCGCGCCGTGGGATTTCGAGCGTGACTCGGCGCTCAAGAGCCTGTGCCAGCAATTCTCCGTGCAAGACCTTAAAGGCTTCGGTTGCGAAACCCTGACCCTGGCCATCGGCGCCGCCGGTTGCCTGCTCAGCTATGCCAAGGAAACCCAGCGCACCGCCCTGCCGCACTTGCGCAGCCTGCGCCACGAACGCTTGGACGATACAGTGGTGCTCGATGGCGCCAGCCGTCGCAACCTGGAGCTGGACACCAACCTGGCCGGCGGGCGCGACAACACCTTGCAATCGGTGGTCGACCGTTGCCAGACCGCCATGGGCAGCCGTCTGCTGACCCGCTGGCTGAACCGTCCGCTGCGGGATCTGAAGGTGCTGCAAGCGCGCCAATCCTCCATCACCTGCCTGCTGGATGGTTACCGCTTTGAAAAGCTGCAGCCGCAGCTCAAGGAAATTGGCGATATCGAGCGCATTCTGGCGCGGATCGGCCTGAGAAATGCGCGCCCGCGCGACCTGGCGCGCCTGCGCGATGCGCTCGGCGCCCTGCCGCAGCTGCAAGCGGCCATGAGCGAGCTGGACGCACCGCACTTGCAACAATTGGCCGCGACCACCAGCACCTACCCGGAACTGGCGGCGCTGCTGGAAAAAGCCATCATCGATAACCCGCCGGCCATCATCCGTGACGGTGGCGTACTGAAGACCGGTTACGACAGCGAACTGGACGAGTTGCAAGCCCTGAGCGAAAACGCCGGGCAATTCCTTATCGACCTGGAAGCCCGCGAAAAGGCCCGTACTGGCCTGGCCAATCTGAAGGTCGGCTACAACCGCGTGCATGGCTACTTTATCGAGCTGCCCAGCAAACAGGCCGAACAAGCACCGATCGACTATCAGCGCCGCCAGACGCTCAAAGGTGCCGAACGCTTTATCACCCCGGAGCTTAAGGAGTTCGAAGACAAGGCACTGTCAGCCAAAAGCCGGGCCTTGGCGCGGGAAAAGATGCTGTATGAGGCGCTGCTCGAAGACCTGATCGGCCAACTGGCGCCGCTGCAAGACACGGCTGCCGCGTTGTCGGAACTGGACGTGTTGAGCAACCTGGCCGAACGCGCCCTCAACCTTGACCTCAACTGTCCGCGGTTCGTCACCGAGCCATGCATGCGCATCGTGCAGGGGCGTCACCCGGTGGTGGAGCAGGTGCTGACCACGCCGTTCGTCGCCAACGATCTGTCGCTGGATGACGATACCCGCATGCTGGTGATCACCGGTCCGAATATGGGCGGTAAATCCACTTACATGCGCCAGACCGCGTTGATCGTGTTGTTGGCGCATATCGGCAGTTTTGTGCCGGCGGCCAGTTGCGAGCTGTCCCTGGTAGACCGGATTTTCACCCGGATCGGCTCCAGCGATGACCTAGCCGGTGGCCGTTCGACCTTTATGGTGGAAATGAGCGAGACCGCCAATATCCTGCATAACGCCACCGAACGCAGCCTGGTGCTGATGGACGAAGTCGGTCGCGGCACCAGCACCTTCGACGGGCTGTCCCTGGCTTGGGCCGCCGCCGAGCGCCTGGCACACCTACGCGCCTATACGCTGTTCGCCACCCACTATTTCGAGCTGACCGTACTGCCGGAAAGCGAGCCGCTGGTGGCCAACGTGCACTTGAACGCGACCGAGCACAACGAGCGTATCGTGTTTCTGCACCATGTATTGCCGGGGCCGGCCAGTCAGAGCTACGGCCTGGCTGTTGCGCAACTGGCCGGCGTGCCGAACGACGTGATCAGCCGCGCCCGCGAACACCTCAGTCGCCTGGAAACCACTGCGTTACCCCACGAAACTGCGGTTGCCAGTCCCGCCAAGACTCAGCGACAAAGTGCCGCGCCACATCAAAGCGATCTCTTCGCCAGCCTGCCCCACCCCGTGCTGGATGAACTGGCCAAGCTGGAGCTGGACGATCTGACGCCGCGTAAAGCACTCGAAATGTTATATGCACTGAAGACTCGGATATAACGCACAGGCCTGCAAACTGGTAGACTCTCGCGCGGTTTGGGATGCTGCTGGCTTTTAGCCTGGCCTGCAGACTATCGCTCCCGAACCTCGCGAGCCCTGCCATTAAGGGTTTCGCTGCCGCCGCCTGAGGAGAAAATTAGAAATGACCTTCGTCGTCACCGACAACTGCATCAAGTGCAAGTACACCGACTGCGTAGAAGTCTGTCCGGTGGACTGCTTTTACGAAGGCCCGAAC